AAAGGAGAGTGCAAGGGATTGAACCTTGCCTGGATGTTTCACAGCATGGATTTGAGTTCGGCTTTGATTCTTTTGGCGGTATCGCCTTTCCATGTGCTAGCATTGGAAAGGAAATATCTGACGATACCTTTCCCTGAGTCGTATCCATGGGTGTCTTGGATATCGCCAAGGCTTCCCATTGCGTCCAAGTAGGGCGCGGCGGCGTAGTTTACTTTTTTCCAGTCCTTGCGAATTTCGCTGGCAATGGCATATAGTGGGCGTGTTTTTTCTGTTTTCATCGGTGTGTGTGTGGTCATGTTTTTGTTTGTTTTATGGCTTTGTGAGTGATGCGCGGCGGAAAGCCTCAGCGTCTGAGATTCCGCCTAGTTTGCCGTTTGATACGGCGATGGCGAGGGCGAAGCTGGCGAGGGTTAGGATTAGGTAAAAAAAGTTTTTCATGATAGTGTTATGATAGTGAGAAGGGATTGAACCTTCCTGGGTGTTTGATTTACTTTGTGGATATAACGAAGCCGCTTTCGTCGGCTTTGCCGGCATTCCCTTTCGCACGCAATCCGACGATCACGCTTGTTTCGTCCCAAAATCGAATGTCTGTCAAATCTCCATCGATAACCTTCCTGCCGGCCCACGTAGCAGGAAGCGGCTCTCCTTTCCTAGTATCAAAAACAGCGGCGACATTGGCGACCGTATCAATTACGGAAAGGACGGCGTGAGCATTTGATTCCGACCGTGAGAACGTGATGTGGTAGTTTGTTGGCATTTTCCCTTGGCCGTATGCAATGGCGCGGGAAGGGTTTTTCGTGTAATCGTAAAATTGAACGGAGGGGAATCTTTCCATAAGTGAAATGCCAAGATCACCCTTTAAGTTTTCCCAAGGAAGATCGGATGTCCCATTTAAACGCACGGCAGGAATCATTCCCGCTTTAATCGCCTTACGTTCTAGGGCTGCAATGTCTAGAGCAAGCATTTCCACAAAGGCGCGGGGATTTGAGTGAAATAGTTTCGTCTTTGCTATTCTAGCACGTTGAACGGAATTGAATGCTCCCCGACCTGCAGAGTAGAGGCAAGCGGCGGCGCATCCAGCGGATGCGAAAGGACAAAGATTTTTACCCGCTATAGTGTGCGGTGCAAGGTAGAGAATTCCGGTCAAAACTCCCAGGTCTTCACCCTTGGAAGTTTTTGCGTTTGATACGCCTAATAGGCTATTCCGTTTTTGTGTCGTTTTCATATTTTCGTTTGTTTGTTTGTTTGTTTGTTTGTGTGGGTTAAACTAGAGCTTCACGGGCTGAAAAGTTGAAAATTTCACCATTAGGATTCTCCCAATAGTTAAATGTAAAACAAGGGCTTGCTGAATTGCGGTAAATTCCAGCGCGGGTTTGCACTCTTTCACAGATTGGCCAGTTTAGAAATTGTTTGATGCCTACGCGTGGCTTAGTCGTCATGACTTCAATAAACTGGAGTTCATCCAATAGCGTAGCGTTTCCGGTGTAATTTACGGGGAAGTATGTTTTCATTTTCGTTTTTTAGTTTGGTTAGGTGTGCCGTCACTGGCAACACCGGAAACCTACCAAGCGGGTGAAGATTGTCGACATTTTTTTGTCTACAACGTGAAAATATATTCTCACTTTTTACTTGCCAAGCTAGCAAGCACTACAGCCATAAGGCATTCCTGCGATTCCATGCCAGGCAAACAAGCGGAAAATAATTTGCGGCGAGCGTCATTTTCCGGCGATCATGCGACCAGGAAAGCAAGGCTAGGGATTGCCAGCGGGTACGTACTGGATCAAAGTACAATTACGAAAGCCAAGCGGAAATGACTAGGGAAGGAAGGAAGGAAAGGAAGGAAGGAAGGAAGGAAGCATTCCCACAACCTAGGTGGAAAATCATTCCCACAACCTATTCATCCCCCTTAGAAAATATCGACAACAACAGAAGAGGGCAGTAATGGAATCTGCGGCGTTATGTTCCCTCTTCTCTTCTAATCGTAACCACGTCAAAAAAACTGTCAATGTTTTTCTCAATCCGTTAGAGAATTCCCGTGGAACATTTGCGTGGAACATTATCAAGCGTACGTTTAAAGCGTACGTTTCAAGCGAGTGATCTACCGGACATCGGACACCGGCTACCGGACACCGGACACCAGGTGATTCAAACAAGCGTATGATTCAAACGGACGCTTCAAACGCAAGTGATTTGCAAATGCAAGTTAGTTGCGTTAGGGGGGGAGGGGGTCGCGTGCGCGTGGTGGCGTGGATATCTAAGCGATAACCCACCCTCCTAAAAAATGAGCAAATGGCGAACGTGCTTGACAAGGTGTGTGAATCTGGTAAGAGTTGTGCATGAGCAGTCCAGTTTCATACGACTTACAGGGTCAAGGCGGCGGTCGAGTTATTACTTCGGCTAGTGGTGCGGTGACGGGGACATTCCGTTGGGTGCAGGTTGTTACTGACACGGTGTTGAGTGTATTTACAGCTCCGAACATTACAAATGCTACGGGATTGCAGACTATTACTATTCCTGCGGGAGTGGGGATTGGTGGTAGGATTACGGCATTAACGGTGACTAGCGGAGTTGTTATTGCATACGACATCTGATGAGTCAGTTTGCACAGAGTGGTAGTGCGATGGATGATGCCCAAGCCTCTGATGGGGATGGAGGGTTTGTGGGTGTGAACCAGCGGTTGCAGTTGAACCAGTTGGAGGTGGGAGAGGTAAGGGAGAGCTTGAATGGGCGGATGGATGGGTATTGGAAGCCTCGTCGTGGGGTTGTGGCACGGACGGGATCATTGGTGAGTGGTGGGAGTCCGTTGCAGTTGCCGTTCTTTTTGATTGATGTGGCTAAGACTATTTCCTCTGCCACTGTTGCGGCTGGGGTTGTTACGATAACTACTTCGGTGGCGCATGGGTTGACGGGAAGTGGATTGGCTCGGATTACTGGGCTGGTGGGGAATGCTGTGATGGATGGTGATTTTACTTTGACTGTGTTGGGAGCAAGCACTTTGACGTATCCTGTGGTGGGGCTGACTTCGATTAGTGACCAGACAGGCACGTTGTCCACAACTCCAATTAACGATGCTGCCAACGTGAACGTGAGGGCTTCTTGCTTGTTTAGCGATCCTAATTCTGGTAACGCTGAGAGTGTTGTATTGGCATTGGACTCCAAGGCTATTCTGGTTGATTTAGATGGCTACACCACGCAGGATATTGAGTATCCTACTGGTAAGTCCTTGGCTGGAGATACCGACATGATACAGGCGTTTGACCGTGTGTATCTATTCCGCGATGGTTCTCAAGCGTTTGAGTGGTTCCCCAACGGTCGGCAGATTGAAAGTGCTAGTTCTAGTGCGTTTACTGTGACAATGCGGATCAAGGATCATGGGTTGACCGTGGGGGATTCTATTGTGGTTAGCGGACTGACTGGAGGAGTTCCAGCTAACGGAACATTTGCGGTTGTGACTGTTACCGATAAGGACGTTTTTACTTACACCTTTACGACTTCCCAGACAGAGACTTTTGTAGTTACGGATGCAGTGTTGAAGGCAGACTTTACACTTGTTCCTGGGGGAGCTTTCACCCAGCCACAGGTGTTTGTGTCCACCACTGGAACAGTAACAAGCGGAGTTGTAAGCCTTACAGTTAGCGGCAATACGACTATTGTGAAAGGTGACACGATTGTCGTGTATGAAACAAACATCCCGACATTTAGTTCTATTTCTGGACAAACATTTGAGGTATTAAGTGCCTCATCTACAAATATTTCTTTTATTGCTCCAGTAGCTAATTTAGCAAGTATCCCTGGCGCACAACAAATTGAAATTGGTGGCAGGTTCAGCGTAGGTGGTGGTTTCATTCATCAGCCAGCCCCACCTTGGGGAGTTTACTTTCAGCGCAGGTTGTGGGTTCCATTTTACTACACTCCGGCTGGCACGTTTAGCTCGCCAACCTATACAAATAGAAAGATCACTGATGAGATAGCCGTTTCGGATATTCTGGACAGCCACACGTTTGACCAGATTGCCAACCAGTTCCGCATTACGGGTGGGACGACCGATTACCTTGTGGCAATGCAAGGATTCTACGATGATAACTTGGTTGTTCTGAATCGTAACAGCCTACATATCATAAATGGCACGGGTGGTAGCCTTACTGATACTAAGGTTACGCAGTTGACCACTGAGGTTGGGTGTTTGGCTAAGAAAAGCGTTGTGATGAAGGGGAATGCTATGTTCTTCTTGT